GGCAAGACATTCATAGACCATCACCACCTCTAATAAATTATATTGTTAGGGAATACTATAATAAAAGACCAATGACATTTTACTCCGATGGCCTGCAACAAAGAGACTATGTTCATGTTGATGATGTTGTTGACCTGATAGAGAGATGTTTAGATAAAAACAACGATAGACTGCCCGGTGCAGTGATGAATGTTTGCACCAAAACTTTAACATCCGTTCGTGATGTTATTCAATGTGCTGAAAAGGCTTTTGAAACGAAGTTAGATTATAGATTTGAAAAACCTAAAAAGTTTTGGAGTGGATATCCTGAACTGTATCAAGGAGTGCCTTTATCAGAAAAGACCATTGAACGGGAGGTAAATAAATTTGCTCTGGGATCTTTCTGTAACGCTTTTCTGATAACAGGATGGAGACCTAATCAAAACATTGAAAAGTTAATGATTGAAACTATGAGACAAAATTATGAGCTTATTGCCAAATAAAAATTTAATACTACTTACCTCCGCATTGGTTCCAAACAATCAAGGCGCTGTTTCGCCAGAAGAAAGATTCAAACAAACCCTTGAGTCTATAAAATCTTTACGTAAACATTTCCCAAATGATTACATATTTTTTACAGATGGATCTTCGAATCAAATACCACAAGAATGGATACAACAACTTCATGATCTAAAAACTTTAGACGTTATAGCTGTTTGGAATTTTGATTCTGATATTCAGGCCTTATCTTCAGCTGGCAGAAAGAGTGAGACAGAGATAGTTCTTTTACTTAAATCGATTTCATCTTTATTACAAAATCCAGATTTGCAAAAGATGATGTATTCTGTAAAAAGAATTTATAAGTTTTCAGCCAGAACTTTTTTGAATGATGATTTCGATCCGAAGGAACATGACCACTATGGTAAATACGTTTTTAAGAAAAAAATTGGTTCATGGATGATACCCACAAAACAAGCAGTCACAACAGACCATTTGTTTATTACAAGAATGTATTCGATGTGTCCATCTTTAATTCCAGATTACTGTCAGACACTTATAAAATGCTTTGAAACGGTGAACAAACATGGAATTGACACCGAGCATGCTCATCATCAACATATAGATAAGAAGTATCTTTTAGAATTAGAAAAACTACACTGTGAAGGCATTGTGGCCGGATCTGGTGCAACAGAAACTTACTGAGGTGAAAATGGATCTATGGAATTATTTTGAAAATAACACTGGTAAAAAAATTACCAAGTGGACACATTACTTTTGGGTTTATGAGAAACACTTTTCTTCTTTGAGGGATAAACCAATTAAATTACTTGAAATTGGTATTTTAAATGGTGGATCTCTACAGATGTGGAAAGAATACTTTCACCCAGATAGCTTGATCGTTGGTATTGACTTAAACCCAAACTGTAAAAACCACGAAGATATTGATAACAATGTGCATGTCAGAATTGGTAATCAGGCCGATGAAAATTTCTTACAAACTTTAGTTGATGAGTTTGGAGAATTTGATCTAGTCATCGACGATGGCAGTCATCATGTAGACCACGTGAACAAAACATTTCAATTTCTTTTTCCAAAAATCTCAGAAGATGGAACATATTTCATTGAAGATACTCATGCAGCATATTGGGGATCTCATGGAGGAAATAAAAATCATCCACAATCGATTAATAATATCTCAAAGGAAATGGTCGATAAGATAAATGCGGATCATTGTCCGGCTCAAGTAGAACCAGACTGGTTTACACGAAATCTAAAGTGTATGACCGTCTATGATAGCATTGTGGTTTTTGATCGAGGCAATGTGGGAGTCAAGAAACCAATGGAAATTGGTGGGCAAAAATCAGAAGGAGTATTGATTATCAAGACCAGTTAAATACTAAATACCTCATTATAAACTGCTGCAGAGGCGGAAAAAATGAGGTTTACAGAATTTCTTACTGAGAAAGCGGAAAATCATGCGGTCATGGCCTTTGGCCGTATGAACCCACCAACGACTGGACACGAAGTTCTAGTCAATAAAGTAAAAGAAGTAGCTAAAAGCGTAGGTGGTTCTCACCACGTTATCTTATCCCATAGCCAAGACACCGAGAAAAATCCTCTGTCCTCGGAACAGAAGGTCAAACACGCCAAAAGATTTTTTCCTGGCACCAATATTTCAACCGCAAGTAAAGAGAAACCGACTTTCTTGCATCATGCCTCAGAACTGTACAAAAAAGGTGTTACACACCTACACATGGTCGCTGGTTCTGATAGGGTTGAAGAATACAAAAAGACCCTCCACAAATACAACGGTGTAAAGGGTGCTCATGGCCATTTCAATTTCAAACACATAGAAGTTCATTCTGCTGGTGAACGTGACCCAGATGCCGAAGGCACCACAGGAATGTCTGCATCTAAAATGAGAGGACATGCAACTTCTGGTAATTTTAAAGAATTCAAAAAAGGCATTCCAAAACATGTTGCTGACCATCATGCTAAAGAACTATACAACGATGTTCGTAAGGGTATGAGTATAAAAGAATTTATAGAAATTAATGAAAGTTTCGTTGAATTATTAAACGAAGGTGTTCATGATGAATCCATTTTTAAGGCAGTATTTTTAGCTGGTGGGCCAGGTTCAGGTAAAGACTATGTTCTCAGTAATACTTTAGATGGCCATGGTCTAACAGAAATTAATTCGGATAAAGCTCTTGAATATTTGATGGACAAAGAGGGTTTGGACAAAATGATGCCAGCCTCCGAAACAGAGAAGAGAGATTTAGTTCGTGGTCGTGCAAAAAATATTACTGAACTCCGTCAAAGACTAGCACTTCTAGGTAGAAACGGTCTTATCATCAACGGCACAGGCGATGACGTAGAGAAAACAAAAAAAATTAAAGACGAGTTGGAAAAACTTGGTTATGATACTTCTATGTTATTAGTAAACACAAGAGATGAGATATCAGCAGCCAGAAACATCGAACGTGGTCAAAGAGGTGGTAGAACTGTACCAGAAACCATACGTAAAGAAAAATGGGACAATGTTCAAAATGCTCGCACAGAATATGCTAAGATGTTTGGTAATAACTACATGGAGTTTGATAACTCTGAAGATTTAAGAAGTGCTGATCCAGAAATTGTCAGAGAAAAAAAACAAGAATTACTTCAACTGTTTAAACAGGTAAAAGAATTTACTGCGGCACCACCACAATCACCAGAAGCACAATTCTGGGTTGCAAATGAGATGGACAAAAAAGACACTTTAGAAATACCAAAGGATGGTGCTGAAAAAGTTCCACACTCAGATGCCGGTGCAGCAGAAGAAGCGAGAAAACTAGGATTGCAATACTATGGTTTTGGTCGATATGGTAAAGATGGTGAAGTAACTCATCGATCAGTACATGGTTCTCTAGTTATGGTTACAAAACAAGAACCTAAACAACCAAAACTTCCAACTCCCGGTTCGTCTCCAATCTCTGAAGATTTACGTAACTGGTTTGATCCGAAACATCCAAAAGGTGGTTGGAAACGTATCAATAGCAAAGGTGAAGCAATTGGTCCGTGTGCTAGAGAACCAGGTGAACCAAAACCAAAGTGTATGTCAAACGAAAAAAGAGCTAAATTAAGTAAGAAAGAAAGAGCGTCGGCTGTTGCTGCTAAACGTAAACATGATCCTGTTGCAGATAGATCAGGTAAAGGTGGTAAACCTGTAAATGTTTCTAATTTTGGAAAAGGTAAATTGTCCGAGTCAATTACTGTTTCCATAACAGGAGATACTGTAGAAGAAGTCAAAGATTTTTTCAATAACTTTAATTCACCAGTAGAGACAACGGAACAATATGCTCTTTCAGATTCTAGAAACGATCTAATAACTCTTGGTAAATCTATGCAGCCATTTGGTGAAAAAATGGAAAACACCACAATTACAAATGACATGATTACAGATATTCAAGAAGAAAAGAAACATAATTTGTTAAAGGATAAAAACGGAACTGTTAGAGTTTTTATGTTAAGGGCAGCAGCTGCAAAAGAAGCTCACACAAAACAAGGGACAGTTCTAAAACACAAAAACGGTTATGTTGTTAAACTAAAAGAGGAAAAGGAAAATGTTGAAGCTTCTAAAAGAACTATTGGGGATTGGATCGAAGAGTCCAGAAAAACATGGACTGGAAGGAGCGACCCGAGCACCGAACGAGGACTTCTCTCAGAGAGTAGAACAATACTCGCCACCGAAAGCGGAGGAGTCAGTTCAGGAGATTCAAGAAGAAAAATCTCCATCTCCGAAATCAGGTCAAGGCAGAAAGAAAAAATAATCGAGTCAATTGATAAGAACATTGAACCAGGCCTTTCTATGGCAACATCTGGTGAAAATTTAGGAAGATCGGCTACAAAAGTAAAGTTGTTGAAAAAACCTTTGGAAGAACTAACCGGTGATGAAACAACCTATAGTATTGGCGCCCAAAAAGAAGATGAATTAAAGAAAAAAGGCATTGATTTAAAAACATTTAAATCTAAAAAGTTTATAGGATAAAAATGAAAACATTTAAACAACATTTAGATGAGAGATGCTGGCCAGGATATAAAGAAACACCGGGCAAAAAAGCATATTCAAAAGGCTCTTGTGTTAAAGAAGAAACTGAACTTGACGAGGTTGCTGCATGGCAACGTAAAGAAGGTAAATCTGAATCGGGTGGATTGAATCGTAAAGGTATCGAATCCTATCGTCGTGAAAACCCTGGTTCAAAATTATCAATGGCCGTCACAACAAAGCCATCAAAGTTGAAGCCCGGTTCAAAAGCGGCAAATCGTCGTAAGTCATTTTGCGCCAGAATGGGTGGCATGAAGAAGAGACTCACATCAGCAAAAACAGCGAGAGATCCAGATTCACGCATCAATAAGGCCTTGAGAAAGTGGAATTGCTAAGTGGCACAGTTTAGAACAGACAAAAATATAATTGATTCGGGTCAAGTATTCACCCGATATGAAATAATGATGTTGAACGATAGGCTAACTCCTTCGGGAACAGCCGTGGATGCTTTTGGCAGATTGCGTATCTCGCATCCACATACACTATTCGATTCACAACATCAAGATGTAGAAAATGATAAGTGGGATACTTTAATTACTGGTTCTGGAACTAAAACACACTTACCAAACGAATCAACTATCAAGTTAGAAATAGGCACATCTAATAATGATAGTATTATTCGTGAAACACTGAGAACTATGCCATATCAGCCAGGAAAATCTTTGCTGATTATGAATACATTTGCAATGGGGCAACCAAAAGCGAATGTTGTTCAAAGATTAGGCTATTTCACTGCAAACAATGGAATTTACTTAGAGAACGATTCTGGAAATAACTATATCGTTTTGAGAAGTTCAGTTACTGGAAATGTCGTTGAAACAAAAGTGGCACAAGCTGACTGGGTTGTAGATAGATTTGATGGAACAGGTTATACTTCTCAACAAGTAGGAACAGGTCATGAGAATGGTTTAGATGTTTCCAAATCAAATCTGTTTTGGATGGATGTAGAATGGCTTGGAGTTGGTGATGTTCGATGTGGTTTTCTAGTTGATGGCTTGTTAAAGACAGCGCATATATTTCATAATGATAATAGAGCCAATACCACATACATGCGTAGTGCAATATTACCTTTGCGTTATGAGATATTCAATAAGGGTGTTACAACATCAAACACAGTAATGCGTCAAATCTGTTCGACTGTAGTTTCTGAAGGTGGTTACACACAAATTAATCAATCGAGGTCCGCATCAAATCCAATAACTGGTAAAAACTTAACTGCTGGCATCGATAATCCGATGGTGAGTATTCGTTTGAAAAATGGAAGAACAAATGCCGTTGTTGTTCCAGTTGCGGTTGATCTTTATGGATTGCAAGCAACAGCGTTTAAATATAGAATATTTGAAAATGTAACAAGTCTGACAAATCCTTCTTGGGCAACAACAGATAGCTCAAGTGCAGTCGAATATGATATTTCAGCTACAGCAATGACTGGCGGAACACTGATAAAAGAAGGTATATTTAAAGGTTTGGAAGTTGCGAAGGATGTTGATTTGATGGGTCATCTAGAAGGATCAATTCAACTGACAAGAAAAATAAATGCAACTGTCGGTGATATTTTCACCATTGCGATAGAACCTACAACAAACAACGATGATGCGGTTGTTGCATTGTCGTGGCAAGAACATATTAATTAAAAATAGGAGAAACCTCATGTCAATTTTCAATGACAAATCACTAAAAGGTGTAGCAGAAGCAGCAGCAAAAATTATGCAACAAGAAGAACTAAAAGGTAATCAACATAAGATTGATGCCAACAAAAATGGTAAAATCGATGCTCACGACTTCAAACTTCTACGTGCTAAGAAAGGTATGAAAGAGGAAGTAAAAGATGAGTATGCACGTAAAGTGGACAAATACTTGAAGAAAAAATATAATAAAGAAGAAGTTGAGCAAGTAGATGAGGCATTTCCGACCGTAGCTGATGCAGCGAAAAGATTGAAAGATGCTGAGTCAAGCAAATTTGAAAAACAAAAATCTTCAAAAGGCACAATTTATACGAAGAAGCATAGCGAAAAAGATGCTGAGTATGAAGCACCAAAACCAGCTGGTCGTAAAAGAATGACTGGAAAAGGTTCTGATAATCCAGATCATATGAGAAAAATGAAAATGACCGAAATGTTGGAAGCTTACCAAGAAGGTGGTCTGAAAGCACTTAACTCTATTTTGGTTGTTGAAGAGCCAGACAATGAGCAATTCACAAAAGAGTTTGAAGATCAGAAGGCTTCAATGGAAGGCAAGAAAAAACAACCGTCTGTTGCTGCACCAGCAACCAAAGGTGTAAAAGAAATGCCAGAAGAAGCTGAGGTTGATCCAGATGATTTCATTTCAGAAACCGAAGAAGTTGAACTTGATGAACGTACATTGACAAAAGGTGAATCAGAAACAAAAGAAAAGTATGTAAAAGGTATGAAGAAAGGTTTAGCAGGATTCAAAGCTCGTTATGGTGAGCGTGCTAAATCGGTAATGTATGCAACAGCGACAAAGATGGCTAAAAAGGATTAATTATGCCTAATTTAAAATTTAGAAAGCTACGTGAAGGTGTAGCCGAAAAATTGCATAACAGGCAGCAAGAACTCCGTAAAAAGAGTGGGCTGCCACATTCTGATTATTATAAAGAATTAGGTAAATCTTACGACATTAAAGATGATAATGAGCGCATGGCGCACCAATCCTCATTGAAGAAAAAATACGGTGTCAAAGAAGAAATTGAGCAACTAGAAGAGATGCCAGAATCAAGTATGAAAACCCGTGATGTTCATGCTCATCTGAAAAAAACGGGTTGGATGTTGGCAAGAAGTAGTGGTGGTCATGATGTTTATTCACATCCAAAATCGAAAGAACGCATTTCAGTTCCAAGGCATAAACAACTTAAAGCTCCTTTAATAAGAGGTATTATGAAAACATCAAGGGTTTCGGAAGAGACTGAATATCTTGAAGAAAAAAATGTACCAACAAATCCTGGATTGTGGTCTAGAGCAAAAGCACTAGCTCGTTCTAAGTTTGACGTTTATCCATCAGCCTATGCCAATGGCTGGGCATCAAAATGGTACAAGTCAAAAGGTGGAGGTTGGAAATCTGTAAATGAACAGAAAGACGAAGGTGAATATGATTATGAAGGAGACATGGCAAAAACTCAACTGAAAACTATCATTCGAAATGCACAAGAATTGCATGATATGTTGGAAGATGATGAGAATATGCCAGAGTGGGTACAATCTAAAATTACCTTAGCAAAAGATTATATTGTAGTCGCTTCCAATTATATGCAAAGTGTTATGGAAGAAGATGTAGACCGTTATGGTTCTGCTGCATCTGAAACATATCAGACTAAGCCAAATAAAGAGCCAATGAAGAAGTATGGCGACACAAAAGAAAAAATTGACGAGCAACACCGTGATAAAGGTAGATTTAGACCTGTCATCCCTCATATGGTAAAGGCCTCTCATGTGGCATCACCAAGAGATAGACAATATAAAGTTGATGAAGAAAACGGTCAATCTGTAAAAGCACAGATTGTTAAGAACGCTGCAAAGAAAAAGAAAGAAGAACAATCTTCTGATAAATTTCAAGCAGATCCAGTTTTATCAACAACTATAACAAAAAATTATTAAAGTGTTTGAGGTATAAATACATTATCAAACAAATACAGATTAGGAGAAAAAAACATGTCACTATGGGGAAATTTAGACGCCTCAAATAACGCACCAAAATTCGCTTCCACTGGTGGAATAGGACTAACAGCGAACACTCAAGGCGCTTTATTTGGTAACACAACATTTGCTACATCATCTTCTTCAGTTGGTGTGGCAGGCCAAGCAGTTGGTGTTTTTGGAGTTTCTGCTACAGAAACCTCTAACACCGGCGGCGGAACAGCAAATACTGCCGGAGCGCATGCCGGCTGGGTACTTCGTAAAGAAGGAACTGGTGGTCGTGCAGGTAGAGTTCAGACAGAAACTCTTGTTGCTATGGGCTCAATTTATGGCGACGTAGTTACTAACGCTGCAGCCAACACTTATCCTGGTGTTTAATGAACTTTCTAAATTTTATCGATGAAAATGAAGGTGTGGCTATGTCTACACCTTCTATCAAAGATTTAAATTTGGAAAACTTAAATAGTCGCCTATACTATGAGATGGATGAACCTTATTTGTCTCCCGAATCTGGCATACAGAGGATTCGTAGAGTGCTGCATTTATATGGACTTGATTTTCCAGCACTCTACGACCTTGAACCAGAAGGTGATGAATTGGCTGTAGATTTAACTGATAAGTGGAGAATTTACATTTTATATTATTTAAAAGAAGATAATGTTTATGATTTCTTTGCAGAAGTAGGTGATGAAAATAGAATGAATGAACTCCTTTCTGACGTAGAGGAAGAAACCGAAGAAATATAATGCTTTTTGATGATTTAAATAATGAGAATGTAATGATGTATGCAATTAAGGCTTATGAAAAACCTAATTGTATCATGAGTGAATTCAAAGATGATATGAAACGATTTAATTATCTGAAGAGATTATTTCGTAGATATCGTAAGTTGAACGAATTGAGGGAACAATTGGTATTGAATCACCTAATTGTTCTTTACAATGTTTTCGGTCCAGAAGTCGCTTCTAGACTTCTATTCTTCAAAATGTCCAAGGAAGATTATTCTGCCTTAAAGACCTATTTGTTATTTCTGAGTTGTATGCCCGAAAAAATTAAAAGTATAAAAGGACATGACATAGTTTCGTCAACGATACCTGTTGACATGAGAATAGCAGAGGCTTTAAGGAATATCAAATGAGTTGGACTAACAAATACAAGAAAAGCATTGACTGCAGCAACCCAAAAGGGTTTTCGCAGAAAGCTCATTGTCAAGCTAGAAAGTTAAGGCAGATGGGAAAGAAAACAAAATCAAAACCTGTAAAAGAAGATGCTCCAGTTAACGCTGTTGGTGGTGGAAATATCGCTGGCCTAGGTGTCGGCGCTCAAGGTGAACCGGGCGTAAAAAAGAAAAAAATTGCAAACTTCATTTCATTCATAAAGAGAAAATAAATGTGGCTACTAGATTGGTTACCTGAATGGTTTTTTTATGCTCTAGGATTGTTTGGTCTTTTGGGAGTATTCGTTACATATATTCCCTTTATTCCTAAGATTTACAAAATACCGATACAAGTTTTTTCGGTACTTTTAATTTCGGCAAGTGTTTACATGGCTGGTGCTATATCAAAAGAAGAAGAATGGCAATTACGTGTGAAAGAAATGGAAGCCAAGGTTGCTGAAGCTGAAGCAAAATCAGAAAAAGTAAACACAAAAATTGTTACGAAGCTAATTAAAAGAACCGAAGTTGTAAGAGTTCGTGGGCAAGAAATTGTAAAATATATCGACAAAGAAGTTGCGAAGTATGATCCTAAATTCGCAGCCGGCGGTGAGTGTGAACTGCCAAAAGAATTCATAAAATCAATTAACGATGCTGCGGAGCAAATTAAATGAGATTGATTCTAATCGCTTCACTATTGATGGCAGGTTGTGCCACAAAAACAGTGCCAGTAACAATGAAATTTCCCGAAGCACCTAGTTTATTTTTTGAACCATGTTCAAATTTAAGTAAAATAAAAGAAGATGCAAAGTTAAGTGAAGTCGCTACTAATGTTTCTGAAAATTACATGGCCTATCACAGATGCTCAGACAAAAATGATGCTTGGATTGAATGGTATAAAGAGCAAAAACAAATATTCGAATCAGTAAAATAAGGAGAGAAAAATGTTAGAAACCCTATTTTGGATTTTAGTTGGTGCCTTTATAGGATGGAATTTTCCTCAACCACAATTTGCCAAGAATATTGAATTAAAAATCACATCGCTATTTAAAAAGGACTAAAATGGATCTGACAAAAGAACAATTAAAACAATTACTTCCAAAAAATCCTTATATTGACCAATGGCACAAAGCATTGAGTCAGTTATTGCCTGATTATGAGATCAATACGCCACAACGTATTGCTGCTTTTATTGCACAGTGTGCTCACGAATCTGGTGGTTTTGTTTTTCTCACAGAAAATCTAAACTACAAAGCAGAAAGTCTGATGAAAGTGTTTCCAAAATACTTCAAAGATATGGCAACAGCAAAGGCATATGAAAAGAAGCCAGAGAAGATTGCAAACAAAATCTATGCTGATCGTATGGGTAATGGCGATGAAGCATCGGGTGATGGATACAAATACCGTGGTCGTGGTCTAATTCAACTGACAGGTAAAACAAACTATACATGGTTTGCAGCATCACTTGAAATTTCACCAGAAGAAGCAGCAGAATATACTCAGACATTTGAAGGTGCAGCGCAGTCAGCATGTTGGTTCTGGGAAACAAACAAACTGAATGTTGAAGCCGATAAAGGCGACATCAAAACAATGACACGCAAGATCAACGGCGGTTTCATTGGCCTAGAAGATCGTATCAAACATTACGAACATGCTCTTCATGTACTAGGAGTTCACTAATGAAATATCTTGTCCTTCTATTGCTCCCGTTGCTGGTTGCTTGTGAAGAACGTTTTCGTTATCCATGCCAAGACCCAGAAAATTGGGACACACAACAATGTAAAAAACCATACTGTAGCGCAAACGGAACTTGTCCAGAAGATTTGACACATTACGAAAAAAATAAAGTTGGTCAACCTAATGGTATGCCACAAGCCCAATTCAGAGGAGAATGTAGATGATTAGAGAATTATGGTCAGGAGAAAGATATACAACTGAAGAGTTGAATGCTCGTTTGAAATTTTTTATTGGTATTATTTTGGGTCTAACACTTTTTGGTATTGTGTTTGTTGTTCTCTATAGTCTTATTTTTGTTACCCAACCAATGAACGGCATGAGTCCAGTTGACAATAAGTTTTTTGAATTGATTATTCCAATTGCTACATTCTTGACTGGTACATTGTCAGGTATTATGTTAGCAGGTGATGACAAAGAGTTGAGAGCAAAAGCACTTGAAGCAGCAAACAAGCCACCACCACCATCACCACCGCCAATGTCAACGAATTCATATGGTTCAATGGGTATGGCAGGTATGGGAAGTATGATGGGTATGGGTGGTATGGGGATGTCAATGGCTGATCCGTTTGCTTCATTTGCAGCTTCAGAGTTTTCTGGCTTTGGTGGTAAACCAGCACCGGCACAACCAGATCATCCAGAACTATAAATGAAAACATGGTTTCTCAGTTTATTAGCTGATGGCCATAATGGCAGTGTCAGTAGTAAGAGAGCAATAACACTGTTTGCTTTCTTACTTTGTGCTGTCTCTTTTATAGGTGAACTTTTTTGGAATACTAAAGTTACGTCACAAACTTTCGATTCTATGATGTATATCGTTATTGCAGGCCTAGGTTTTACCGCATCTGAAAAATTTACTAAAAAGGAAGAAAAATGAATTATTTACTAGCAATGATGATCGGCGTATTAGCACTAACAAGTGTTTGGGCTGCCGAGGAAAAAAAGGTTTGTGTTAAAGAGTTTGATAACAAAACTAAGAAAGAAAAGGAAGTTTGTAAGACGATCAAAGTGCATAAGAAACTAGAAGGCACAAAGATTCCTGAGAAGAAATAATGGCAATAGAAGCGAAAGAAGTGGAATTGAAGGTTGACGTTGGTGTTCTGAAAACACAGGTGGCAACATTAACTCAACTATGTGATAAAATGGATAAAGTTATCGAGAAACTTGTTGATAACCAGGATCGCATCGTCAACCAAATCTACAATGATATGAACGACCGAGAAAAAAGCACTAATGCTGACATAAAAGAGTTACACTCCAGAATTACCACAATCAGCCGTGAGTTATCTGATAAGGTGGAGCTGACTGAGCGTAGGATTATGGATGAAATAAAGTCCTTACGTGACCACATTACCGAGCATAACAAAAGGGAAGATAGTGAGCTCAAGAAGCTATCCCAATGGAGATGGATGGTTGCCGGTGGAGTAATTGTTTTTGCCTGGTTGGTATCAAATGTTAATCTTGGAGTTTTAGGCAAATTTTTTGGATAATTTGACATGATCGTTAATGTGTGTTATAGTATGCAACTATGTTACACATTGACTCTAAATACATAAAACTAGTATCCGCTCGCCTTAGAAACTTTAAGCAAAAGGATGCAAATCTCTGGAATTTTTCTTGCCCAATTTGTGGCGACAGCCAAAAAAACAAATTAAAGGCAAGAGGATATGTCTATAAAAAAGGCAACGGTCTTTATTACCGGTGCCATAACTGTGGAGTAGGTACAAATCTTGCGAATCTCATCAAACATGTCGACCCAGCTGTATATCGAGAATATACACTTGAGAAATATAAATCGGGACATACAGGAGAACGATATGCACCAGAAGCGTTTGATGTCCCGACGACAAGATTTGGAAAAATTGATCGAGCAAAGAGTTTCGATCATGCAGAATGGGTCGAAAAACTTCCAAGTGGACATTTTTGTCTAGAGTATGTAACGAAGAGGAAAATTCCTTCTCGTTTTTACGATAGACTTTTATTCACCTCGACTTACAAGAAGTTTTGTGATAGCCTAATACCAAATCATGGCAAAAAAATTATTGACGATGCTCGTCTAATAATTCCCTTCTATGATGAACACAATGAACTTATTGCTGTTTCTGGCCGTGCATTAGAATCCTCAGAAGAAAAAATACGATACGTAACCTTACGTACCAATGATAGTAATCACAAACTTATCTTTGGTATGGAAAGATTGGACCTAAATCAACCCGTAAAAATCGTTGAAGGTCCTATAGATAGCTTATTCTTGAAAAATTGTGTTGCATCATGTGATTCAAATCTCTCTGTGACAGCAAAAAATATTTCATGTGAAAGAAAAATTTTAATCTTTGATAATGAACCTAGAAATAAAGAAATCGTGAAATTGATGCAAGATGCAATCAATTTAGACCACAATGTAGTAATTTGGCCTGATAAAATTGCAGCAAAAGATATAAATGAGATGGTCATGAGCGGTATCTCACCGGACGAAATAGAAAATATTATAAGTAGCAACACCTTTAAAGGTCTTGAAGCACAAACTAAATTTATATTCTGGAAAAAATTATGAAAGTGTACTTGATTAGTTATTCGCAAATACCAAGAACATTAGGTGGTGGTATTGAAAAGGATCTACAAGAGTTAATCTCTTTCTGTGCTAGAGTATCAAACCCTAGCAATCAAATGAATACGGAAACAAGTGAGAAGTTAATTCGTTATTTGATTAAAAATCAGCACTGGTCGCCTCTAGAAATGGTGAGTATGTGTTTAGAAATTGAAACGACCCGTGACATTGCTCGACAGATATTGAGGCATCGTTCATTTTCCTTTCAGGAGTTTAGTCAACGCTATGCTGACCCAACTGCTGAATTGGATGAAACATTTGTTTATCGTGAAGCAAGATTACAAGATACGAAGAATCGCCAGAACAGTATTGAAACAGATGATGATTATTTACAAGAAAGATGGGAAGAAGAACAAGCTTCGGTCCTTCTAAGAGTTAAACAAGCCTACAAATGGGCTATTGATAATGGTATCGCCAAAGAACAAGCCAGAGCAGTTTTACCTGAAGGCTTGACCAAATCACGTTTGTATATGAATGGAACCTTGCGTAGTTGGATACACTATATACAACTCCGTTCCGCAAACGGCACACAGAAAGAACACATGGAAGTTGCACGTAAATGTGCAGAAGTAATCGCCAAAGTATTTCCTATGGCGAACGAATTCGTAGAAAATCAATAATAAAACTGGAGCAGAATTAATGGAAGATATCGTAAACGGAATTGTAGTAGATTATTCGAGAGATAGTTTATTCGATGAACTTGGAATTAAAAGATTAAAAGAGAGTTATATGAGAGAGACTGAAGTTTCTCCTCAAGAAAGGTTTGCATATGTTTCAAAAGCTTTTAGCTCTGATATTGAACACGCTCAACGCCTGTATAACTATAGTTCTAAGCATTGGCTTTCTTATTCTACTCCTATTCTTAGTTTTGGCCGCAGTAAGCGTGGTCTTCCTATCTCTTGTTTTCTCCCTTATCTTGATGATAGTGCGGAAGGTTTGGTCGATACTTTGTCGGAAGTAAACTGGTTATCAATGTTAGGAGGCGGCGTTGGAATTGGATTGGGTATTCGTTCTGCTGATGATAAGTCCGTTGGCATTATGCCTCACTTACGTACTTACGATGCTTCATCATTGGCCTACAGACAAGGCCGAACACGCCGTGGCTCTTATGCTACCTACCTTGACATATCTCATCCTGATATTCTTTTATTTTTGGAAATGAGAAAGCCCACGGGTGACCCCAATCTTCGTTGTTTGAATTTACATCACGGAATTAATATCACAGATAAATTCATGCAATTAATTCAAACTTGCATGGAAGATTCAAATGCTAATGATGATTGGGAATTGATTGATCCACATAACGATGAAGTTCGTGAAGTGGTTTCTGCTAAAGAATTGTGGCAAAGAATTCTTGATATTCGTATGCAAACTGGCGAACCGTACATTCATTTCATCGATACAAGTAATCGTATGATGCCAGAGTTTCAAAAGAAAAAAGGTCTGAGCATCAAACAATCAAATCTATGCAGTGAGATTATTTTACCTACAGACAAAGAAAGAACAGCTGTCTGCTGTCTATCTTCTGTAAATTTGGAGTATTATGATGAGTGGAAAGATAATGAACTTTTTCTTCGGGACGTGGCCGAGATGCTGGATAATGTACTTCAGCACTTTATTGACAACGCTCCTGATTACATTTCTAGAGCCAGGTACTCTGCTCAGCAAGAGCGCAGCATCGGTGTGGGGGCTCTTGGTTTTCATGCTTATCTACAAAAACATAACATACCGTTTGAGTCGGCGTTAGCAACGGGTGTAAACAACAAGATGTTCAAAAATATCAGAGAGAAATTAAATGAAGCGAATGTTAAACTTGGCAGTGAACGAGGCGAAGCACCGGATGCTAAGGGCACCGGTTTACGCTTCAGCCATCTTATGGCCATTGCTCCTAATGCTTCTAGCAGCATTATCATGGGCAACACTAGCCCTTCTGTTGAGCCTTATCGTGCAAATGCCTATCGCCAAGATACTCTTTCTGGAGCTCACTTAAACAAAAATAAATATCTTGATAAAATCATTCAGGAGAAATGTGATGCAGACAAATCACTGGATTACCAAGAAGTCTGGTCAAGTATCATTGCAAACGATGGTTCCGTTCAGCATTTGGAATTCTTGGATGAATGGACAAAAAATGTGTTCAAAACTAGTATGGAGATTGACCAACGATGGGTTGTGGACCACGCCGCTAACAGACAAAGTTACATTGACCAGGCGCAATCCATTAACCTCTTTTTTAGACCTGATGTAAATATCAAATACCTACATGCCGTTCATTTTCAAGCTTGGAAACAAGGTCTTAAAACGCTTTACTATTGCCGCTCAGAGAAACTGGCGAAAGCGGATAAAGTTTCGAAAAGAATCGAAAGAAAAGTAATCGAAGAAATTGACCTGAAAGCCTTAGCAACCGAAGAAGTTTGTTTAGCCTGCGAAGGTTAAAATGCCCACCATTGCTCTATTTGTTCAACATCCTAGATGTTCAGTTCAATCGTGCAATGGTATAATCAAAGCACTTGGCTCAGATTACACCTATAAATTATTTACTAAACATGAAATCGAAAACGACTTTTTTAATTCTGTCGATCTCGTATGTTTTCCTGGCGGGGTCGGTGATGTTGATTCTTATGACACATATTTCAAGTCTCATGGGCGTCTTATCACCGACTACATCAAAAATGGTGGAAGATATCTTGGTATCTGTATGGGTGCCTATTGGGCTGGGCCTGATTATTTTAATCTTCTGTACGGAGCAAACGCCGTCCAATACATCAAACGACCGAATACTTGCACAAGGCGATCATACTCCAAAGCAATTGAATGTGACTGGAATGGCGTACCAGACAGATTCTTCTTTTATGATGGAACTGCATTTGTCGGAAATCCAGAATACTACGATGTTGTCGCAAGATACTCGAATGGAGATGCCGCAGCGATGATTCAAGGTAGAATAGGATTAATAGGTCCACATTTAGAAGCGGAAGAATTTTGGTACAACAAACCTTATCTACACAGACATTGGCATGAAGGCCGGCATCATGTTATGTTAAAAGAATTCGTGAACAAACTAATGGAAAAATAAATGGCACATTTAGTTGCAAACATACCACCAGTACACTGTTATATACGCAAAGAGTTTCTCTATGACTTTGAGAAAGGTCATGGAGATTATGAGCCTTGTATATGGGTAACACTTAAAAGCATCCGTGGTCAAGCATTTAGAATAGAGGCATACTTACCAAACTATGGCGCAATTTATGACAAACTACCTCTCCATGCGTTTGTATCACGCTCAGAGAATCTTGACCCTAAGAAGTTTTTACCTCTAGACACGTTGCAGATTTGGGACTGCTTTAGCTACGACTTCACTGTTATTCAGAAGGCATTTCTTCGCAATCTAACAGCAAAGTTTTATGCGAAAGATAAGCAGTTCTATCAAGGCAATTACTTGTTTACGGTAGACCATTCAGCGCCAGATTTGAATATTATTGATACAAGTTATGCTGAATGGCCAGAAGATCATAAAAGTTTCAATTTCATTGAACTAGATAACGGCCAATTTGCTGCACAGCCAAATAATCGTTGCCTGTTTTTAGATGCAGCAAGTAATCCTAAACAATTGAAGTTTCCAGACTTTAAAGTTTGCACAAAGAAATATGTTGTAGAACAAAATCCAAAATGGGCATTAGGCGACACAAATACCGTCATGTATGAGGAATGATATGAAAAAAATTATTAGATTCACCGCAGACTGGTGCGGACCTTGTAAAAGTATGGCCGCAAACTTAGGCCAAACCGATACAAGTGGCGTATCGATTGAAGTGATTGATATCGATAAAAATCCAGATATTGCCATGGAATACGGAATAAGAAATATTCCCACTTTAGTAATGGTAGATGAATCAAACAATGTAATTAAAAGAAAAACTGGTGTAATGACACCAACACAAATAAAGGAATGGATAAACGGAGATGACTAAAAAAACCGCTAGCAAACTAACAGATGAAAGATCATCGTATAAACCTTTTCACTATCCTTGGGCCTATGAATCTTGGTTGAAACATGAACAAAGTCACTGGCTTCACACGGAAGTTCCTATGGCT